GTCCGTCGTTATCGGCGCCAACACTCGAAGTGTTGCCGCTGTCATCGACAACCCGTCGTCGACCGTCTATGCAGACGTCGATAACGGTGTCACGTTCACAGTTGGTACGCAGGCCGCGAAGCGGCGTCGTACCTCTGTCCGTGTCGATCTCGAAAAGATCGCCGCAGACCCGTTCGTGACGACCATCAACCGGAAGCTTTCTGCTTCCGCTTATCTGGTCATCGATGCCCCTCTCACGGGGTTTACCAAGACCGAGATCAAGGAGCTTGCGCTCGCGATCTCGACTTGGATGACGGCTGGCTCTTCGGCTAACCTGCTGAAGGCCATTGGTGGAGAGCACTGACGTGGTCGATCTCGGAACCTTGGTTCTGATTATCGGCTCTGCAGGACTCACCATCTTTGTAAGCATCGCAATCTCAGCGTTTGCTTACGTCGCGGCAAGAAAGTAGCTGTAGTTAGGCTGGACCCTACACCTCTGTAAGGAGGATCGGTGAAAAGCCTATTACAACTCCACACCGCAATACTGTCCGAACTTGGACAGCACTGCTCGACCGAAGTCACGCGTGACATAGAGTATATGTCGCGCCGCACTGAAGATGAGGGGGAGTCATTCTTGACTCTCACTCTGCCGAACTTCGCAAAGGCCCTTGAGAAAGGTCTTAGCGAGGGCTCGTTTCCGCTTCATGACTTGACGTCTTTTCGTCGTGTCAAAGGTCTCCCTGCGTTCATGCAAGGTTTCCTTAAGCAGATCTTCAGTAGTGATGGCACGCTACTTGAGAGTCCTGACGCAGAAGCGATCAGGGCTATCAGGCAGCTATGCTACCTGACGTACAAAATCGAGCGCGACTGCACCCCCGAAAGGGTCAAGGCCGCGATCGACCAGTACGTCTCTACCGACGACGAACTCCGTTTTCTTCCTAGGAAGATTTCCGCGGAGCAGCGTGACACCTTTGTAAGGGTGTCTCATCGTCTGTTTGGTGACATGTTCGCTGAGCTCGATCGAAAGATCGCGCACTTTGAACTTATCCCCAAGCATGGCCCGGGCTCGGTGGCCGAGAAGCTCTCTTCCTTGCGGAAGCGGGATCTCGACTATTGGACTGTCCGCCTTGAGAGTGTTTTCCCTCACTGGCGTTACAGAACCAATCTTCCCTGTTGGGACACTGAACTCGAGCTAGTCGCCCCCGGTGCCGAACTCCCCGTGAGGGTCGTTACGGTACCGAAAACCCAGAAAACACCTCGGATCATTGCTATTGAGCCCTCGTCTGTGCAGTACGCACAGCAGGGACTTAAGAACGAGATTTATCACCTCGTCAATAGCAGTGCCCTGGCTGGAATCCTTGGATTCACAGACCAAAGCAGAAACCAGGAGATGGCCCTTCGTGGGTCCATTGACGGGTCTCTAGCCACGCTCGATTTGAGTGAGGCATCCGATCGTGTTCACTGGTGGCTTGTTCAGCAGATGGTTAAAGGGTACCCTCATCTGAGGGATTTCCTTTCAGCCACCCGCTCACAGCGAGCCGAGGTCGAAGGACATGGAGTGATTCCCCTTGTCAAATTCGCCTCTATGGGGTCCGCTCTAACATTTCCTATCGAGGCCATGATCTTTACGGTCTTGGCTTTGATGGGGATGGGCGAGCGGGGTGAGCGTGCAATCGCTGTCGACCGTTTGGTCGGCGCCTTATCTGTGTATGGAGACGATATCATCGTCCCCACTCACAGGGTCGCTTCTGTGATCGATCACCTTGAGGCCTTTGGCTTCAAGGTCAATCGAAGCAAGTCTCATTGGAGAGGTTATTTCCGTGAGTCTTGCGGGAAGGAATACTACCGGGGATCTGATGTTTCCATTCAGAAATTCCGGCAGGACTTTCCTTCCTCAAAGAAGGATGCAGCTCGTGTAGCTTCTCTCTTGGACTTCCGCAATCGGTGTTACTTGTCCGGTATGTGGAAGGTTGTGAGGTCACTCGACAAGGTTTTGAAGAAATTCATTGCCTTTGTGCCCTCTAGAGATTCGGCTGCAGGCCTCGTGCACGTTACCTTCCTTCCTCCTAGTCAGAAGACTAGGTACAACAGGCATCTTCAACGCCTAGAAGTGAAGGTTCCGTATCTCGCTCCTCACGGTATTTCGTACCGAGTGGACGGAGAACGTGGACTGCTCGAATGGTTCCATTCAGTTCACACTCGTTCGAGTGCTCCTGAGGAACCGAGCTTCACCAGTC